AAAGGATATAATTCTTCGAAAGAAGATGAATACAAGGATTCACTCAGTATAATTTGGGCCTTCGAGAAGGTCAAGTCAGTCCAGACAGATGTGGAAGCTGCTAAACTTGTGGAAGAATATAAACTCCCACTTGAAGCAGTTCCTTCTACCCTAAAGACACCTAAAGTTCTTGAAACAGCATTACCACATTTAGGATTGACAGCCATAATCAGGAACTTAGGTAATTATACCAAACACGGTATTCTCTCCCCCCAAAGTAACGCTCTCAAACTCGTTACTTCGAGAATAACCGATAAGGGGCAATTGCAGAAGGCCCGCATTCATCCATTGTCTGTATTACAGGCGATGCAAACTTACAAGAGTGGTCAAGGACTTAAAGGTTCTGGTCATTGGGAAGTAAACCCACAAATAGTAGATGCTCTTGATGATGCATTCTACTTATCTTTCGATAACATAATTCCAACTGGCAAACGAGTGATGTTAGCACTTGATGTATCTTCATCTATGACCTGGAGTGGTTGTGGTGGGATGCCATCAGTAACACCACGAGTTGGTTCAGCCGCAATGGCAATGGTTACGATGAGAACTGAAAGTGATTATCTTGTAACAGGATTTACCAGTCGTGGTCAGAATGAAGATGGTATATCAGTTCTTGATGTAACACCAAAGATGAGATTAGATAATGTATGTGATTACATGGAAGGTCTTGATTTTGGTGGAACGGATTGTTCGTTACCTATGTTATATGCACTTGCGAATGGACTTCAGTTTGACGCTTTCGTAGTTTATACGGATAGTGAAACTTGGGCAGGTCGTATTCATCCAGTTCAGGCACTTCGTGATTACAGAGAAAAAACTGGAATCCCCGCAAAACTGATTGTGGTAGGAATGGAAGCAAATGATTTTACAATAGCAGACCCAGACGACGCTGGTATGTTAGATGTAGTAGGTTTTGATACGACAACACCTTCCGTGATGTCGGATTTTATCAGAGAAGATTTATAGTAATAATAAGTAAAAAGGAAAAACAATGAACACAGGTACAGTAAAGTGGTTCGACGCTAAAAAAGGATATGGTTTTATATCTGATACAGCGACGGAAAACTCAAAAGATTACTTTGTGCACTTTTCCGAGATCCAAACAGACGGCTTTAAGACTTTAGAAGAAGGTCAAAAAGTTGAGTTTGAAATCGGTGAAGGTACAAAAGGTGCTGTTGCGAAGAATGTTAAAGCAACATCGTAATAAATCAAATTTAGCATAAAAAGTTGGGTTGTTTTTTTAACAGCCCAATATTTATATTTGTCAAAGGTTATACCAATGACAATTAAATAATAACAAATAAAAATAACAATAAGGAGATAACAAATGGATATTAACGCAGTGAAAAAGCGATTAGCTCAGTTACAAACTTCGTCTACTCGAACCACAAATCTGTGGAAACCACAGCCAGGAAAAACACAAATTCGTATTCTTCCGTATAAACTAAATTCAGATACTCCGTTTATTGAATTATTCTTTCATTATGATTTAGGAGGCAAATCTTATTTGTCCCCAACATCATTTGGTCGTCCAGACCCGATTGAAGAATTTGCCGATAAACTGAAACAATCTGGAAATCGTGAAGATTGGCGAATGGGTAAGAAACTCGAAGCAAAACTTCGTACTTTCGCACCAGTCGTGGTTCGTGGTGAAGAACAAGGTGGAACAAAGTTTTGGGGTTTTGGTAAAACAGTTTACCAAGAACTCTTATCTATCATAGCAGACCCTGATTATGGTGATATTAGTGATCCTATAAATGGTCGTGATGTTGTAGTTGAGTTTAAGACCGCAGAAGAAACAGGAGCATCGTTTCCTAAAACTTCTATTCGTGTTAAACCAAATCAAACTCCAATTACCGAAAACAAAGCCGTTTTAACTAACTTACTCGATGATCAAAAAGATATACGAGAAGTATATAATGAGTTAAGTTATGATGAACTGGCAGAAGCTTTAGGTGATTGGTTAAGTCCAGGTGAAGAGGAAGAAACAACTACCAAAACAGATACTAATGTTCCAGCATCTACATTAAAAAGTGCAGTAAGTAGCACTTCTAATGTAACGGACGCATTTGACGATTTGTTTAATAAGTAAATAAAGGAGAGACAATATGTCTGTAAAGGATGAACTTGCACAAGTTCTCGCCGATAGTCTTAATAAACAATTCAAGGATACAAAGGTAGCTTATTTTTTAGATGGTTCTAATGCTACTCCAACAGATATCAAGGAATTCATATCTACTGGCTCATCTGTATTAGACTTAGCAATTTCCAACCGTCCAAACGGTGGAGTTGCAGTTGGTCGTATTACTGAAATCAATGGATTGGAATCAAGTGGTAAATCTTTAATTGGAACTCACATTCTTGCTGAAACTCAAAAACGAGGTGGTGTTGCAGTGTATATTGATACTGAAACATCCGTTAGCAGAGAATGGTTAGAAACTATTGGTGTTGATGTTTCAAAACTATTATATCTTCATGTGGAAACTGTTGAAGATATATTTGAATGTATTGAAAGTATCATTAGTAAGATTAGAGAATCAGATAGAGATAGACTTGTAAGTATTCTCGTAGATTCACTTGCAGGAGCATCCACCAAAGTAGAAATGGAAGCCGATTTCGAGAAAGACGGATGGGCAACGAGTAAAGCAATTATCGTTTCAAAGGCGATGAGAAAGATTACTCAAATGATTGGACGAGAACGAATAGCTCTCGTATTCACCAATCAACTCAGACAGAAACTCGGAGTAATGTTCGGTGATCCGTGGACTACTTCTGGTGGTAAGGCATTACCATTTCATTCATCAACTCGTATTCGTTTGAAGAATATGGGACAAATCAAAGTGGGAACAAAAAAGGATGTAATTGGTATGAAGTGCAGAGCACAGATTATCAANAATCGTTTGGGGCCCCCACTTCGTCATGCTGACTTTAACTTATACTTCGATAGTGGTATTGATGATAAAGGAAGTTGGCTACAAGTATTAAAAGACCACAAACTTCTAAAGGTTGCAGGAGCATGGTATACCTTGGAATACAAGGGTAAAGACATTAAGTTTCAATCTAAGGATTTTGAGAAAAAATTAGAAGAACATGATGGTCTTAAAGAACACTTGTATGATTTGATTTGTGAGGCATCCATATTAAAATATCAATCAGCAGATTTAGGTATTGATGATGTAGAATATACAGACGAAGTTGTTGGTGATGAGTAATGGAAAATACCTTTCTATTCTTGAAGAAATAAAGAAACACGGTGGCGGTTCTGATATAACGAAGAATCCCAACGAAAAGGTACTGATAATAGATGGCTTGAATACTTTTATCAGAGTGTTTAGTGTTATACCAACTACCAATGATGATGGGATTCACATTGGTGGAATAGTTGGTTTTCTGAAATCAGTCGGTTACGCTATAAAAATGTTGGGACCCACCAGAACTATTATAGTTTTTGATGGCAAAGGAGGGTCTAACCGCCGCCGTAAACTTTATCCAGAATATAAGGCAAAACGAAGAACTAAGAAAATTCGACTTAATCGTGTAAACGATTATGAGAATATGGATGATGAACGTCATTCTATGATGATGCAACTATCTCGTTGCGTTGAATACTTAGAAACGCTTCCAGTTTCCATTCTTTCAGTAGATAGTGTGGAAGCAGATGATGTTATTGCCTATATCGCAAAACAACTCTTACCCAAAAGTAAATCTATTATAATGTCAACTGATAAGGATTTTTTGCAGTTAGTAAGTGATAGAATTTCAGTATGGAGTCCAACGAAGAAGAAGTTGTATAAACCCGATGTAGTGAAAGAGGAATATGGGGTTACTTCAAAGAACTTATTGATGACCAGAATTTTTGATGGTGATGCATCAGATAACATAAAGGGTGTAATGGGGATTGGTTCTAAAACCCTATTAAAGAACTTTCCAGATTTAGCAGATGAAGGAGTAACTTATACAGTAGATGAAATAGTTGATAAATGTGAACAAGGTAGTAGATTTCATAATGTAGTAAGAAAACAGAGAGATAAAATGCATCTCAATCATAAATTGATGCAGTTACAAGAGGTAGATATAAGTGGTGGAGCAAAACTTAAAATTAACAGAGTTGTAAATGGTAAAATACAAGAATTAATAAAATCAAAATTCCAAACAATGTTTATAGAAG